CTATGTTACAAGATCCTGTTATTTTTCCTGAAGGAAAAATAGTTATCTTTTCAGATATTACACTGCATGCCCATCCTTTAAAATTATTGATACTGTTAATTAAGTAATAGTTAGGACCTGCTGCGACTACTTTTTCGTTATCAAGTATTGCAACACTTTCAACCATCCTATAATCTTCTAAATTGTTTAGTATATAATTTGAATCAGGCAAACGTTTAATAGGCTGCTTTAGATATTCTTTTTGTTCTTGAGTATATGATTCTACATCATGACCTGGTGCTGTTACTACTTCTTTTGCATTTATAAACCAGTTGTATTTGCTTTGTTTCATTTGTTCAATTGCATCAATACACTTATCCCAATTAGGATAATCCATTAACACCATGGCATTTACTTTCTTACCATTCTCCCAAATCAAATCTGCTACATTAATGTAATGTTCTGTTTTTGTAAATTCGTTATGGTAACTTAACATTACTTCGTCGATATAAGGAATAATTGTGTTCCACCAACGAATTGTTCTTGAACCGTTACATACTAATGCTATAGATAAGTCTGGAACTTTTTTAATTTCTTTACAAAATTTTAATAAATCTGGCCACAGTGTTGGTTCGCCCCCTCCTGCAATTTCAAAATATATTTTAGATTTATTGAATTTTGATTTATAAAAAGAAAATAATTTTTTAAAATTTTCTATAACAAAGTCTGTGTCTTTTCTATATCTATACTTAGATGGATGACTTCCTGGAAAACAGTATGAGCAATCAAAATTACAAATGTCTGTAGGGAAGTAGGTGATTGCTATATAATCTTCCGGCCTAGTATTAACAATTTTAATTATATCTGTCATAGTAAATGTGATAATTCCGGAAATACAGTTGCAGCATCTAAACCACGAATTGCGTCTAATTTATTTACATACTCTTTAAAGCCAGATAACATATGACTGTTATCACAACTATCCATATGCTTTAATAACCCTTCCCACTGGCGCCATCCTTTAGGATTGTGTTTCCAAAACTCATCATCTTGTGTAAAGTTATCCCATAACCATTGTTTAAGTTCAGCAAATTTTTCACGTACTTCTTGCTTGTCTTTTTCAGGTAGTATTGTAATATTTAAAAATGTTGGTATGTGTACTAAGTGTGCATTTACAAGGCCGCCACCCATAACATGTCCGTCAATCAAACCAACATTCATCTTTTTAAAATTACTGTTAACTTTCCATTTAATAAATTCAGGTATAGTTTTTATATTGAATATTTGTACTGCTGTTGCAATACTGACATGAATGTTATCTGGCGTGTTGTCTAGCATGTGTAAAGTTTTCTCAACTTGATTAAAGTCAGTCGGAAACCTAATATATTCATCACGCTCTTTATACGAATCAATGCTTACAGCAAACTTAACTTTCTTAAACTTACTCCATATATCAATAAGTTCTTCGTCAACCAGTAAGCCATTAGAATTATATCTTACTAATATATTATCTTGATACCCTTGTGTAATAATTTCTTCTAAAAAGCGTTTATGCTCTTTAATCATTAATGGCTCTCCTCCTGCAAAATATACTTGCTTTAGGTAAGGTATTTGTGCATTAAGCTCTTGCCAAAAAGTATCTTTTTCATGCCATTTATTATTAAAAAGTTTTTTATCCCATTGCATTTGCCTTTTAACTTCTGGGTCTTGTAACACAGGAATAAGTTTTTTATGGTCCGCAACCCATTTACTACTGTCGTGTGGGCTACACATTACACACTTAATATTGCATGTATGTCCTAATCTTAGATCCAGATATTGTAGTTTTTCAGGTACTGTTCCGTCTTCTTGTGTTTGTGCAATAAGCTCTGGAATGTCAACACCTTCGTCATTTTTCCAAGTAGCACTTTCCCATATACGCTTACTAACAATACCTTGTGATTCTTCTTTGAAACAACCTTTACAACTTGCAGGAATTTCTCCACGTAGCATTGTTTTACGTACACTTTTCATGTAATCATTATTCCATGCTTCCATAGGTGTATGTTTACCAAAGTTTGCAGGCTTGCCATCTTCCATCTTTACAAGTCCTACTTCGTGGTCATCACCCGCACCACTTGCATTAGAAGTACAGCATAATCTCATATCACCATTTGGTCTAGTTGCCATGTGTATCCAAGGTAGCACACAAAAAGATTTTGTAGATGCTTCTGCAAGTTCTCTTTGAAACTTACCTAGTCTAGTATCTTCTTTGTCGTAGTACCAAGTCATTACAGCATTTCTCTTTCTATAAATTGATCTTGCGGTTGTGAAATATCAAAAGTTTTAAACTTGCCACATGTTCTTGCACACATAAGCATTTTATCTTCGTTCCATTTTTTCTTCCATATGTTTTGCCATACATCAGAATTTATAATATTTTTTATTCCTTTTGTTGCATCAAGATTTTGTATGCCTCCGAAGTCGCTTATCATTTTATTGTATTGATTACGCAACATGTCTACAACATCTTCGCAAATATGATCAGGATCATAAAACGTCATTGGAGTTTGTGCTAACCAACAACAAGGTAATAGAGTTTTAAATCCGTCAATGTAAATTTCTTTAATCTTCTGCACATGGCAATCTATCTCTGCTTCATCTAGCACTGACTTATAATCATCAATTACTTCTTTAGGTAAAAAATGTGTCTCAGTATCAGAGGGTGCTTCTAAACTGTATATAGGTATTCTATTTTTGTCCCACACATCATATTTAGGTTCAACTAAAAATCTTGATGTGTTCTTAACTGTGAAATCTTGAAAGCCTACTTCCTTTGCAATCTTTCTACATTCTTCTACTTGGTGCTCGTTGTGTTTAAACTTAATATAGGTCCAGTTAGCACGGCCGCCTGCTTCAATAAATGTTTTTGCATTTTCAATAATTTTATTCCAATCAGTGCCAACCCTATATAATTTATGGGTATCTTCTAAACCGTCAAGTGCAAAATACACACAATGATCTTGTGGTAAAGACTGTGCTAATTCTGTCCACCATTTTGCGTTTCTTAAACTACCGTTTGTGTGAATTCCTATAGCAGTTTTAGGACTTGTTTCTTTTGCGTACTTGCACATTTCAATAAGGTTGTCATTAAGTAAAGGATCTCCAAAGTTGCCGCAAAAGTAGATACGGTTAACTGTTTCTAATACTTCTTTGTTTATAATAGTTTTAAAATCTTCTAGTGTCCAACCAACAATTTTAAGTAATGGGTTTTCAATGCCACTATGTATATTACGTGAACACATAGGACACTTGGCTTGACAATTTGTTGTTAGCTCAATATGTATTGTTTTAAGATCTGAAAATTCAAACATTAAAATCTTCCTATTAACATATAACGTGTATACTTAGGTAACTCTAATTCATCTTTTACTACAATAGATTTTAGTTTAGATTTATTCTGAAAACTAGTAAGACTGTTAGAACAGTTTACATGTTCTTCTAGTTCAAAATAATTATTAGATTGTAAAACTACATCTGTACTCCTTGGTACACGTTTTGCCCATTTATTATATTGTTGTTGTGTAAGATGTTCGCAACTTGTATTAATGACCATGTAAGGTTGCTCAGTATATTCATATTCACACATGTCGGCTGTAACCGCTGTAAATTTTCCTTCCATCTCATAACGTTTGTTTATTGTGTTTGCTATTTCTACACACTTAGGATCAATATCAACACTTGTAATATGTTTAAATCCTATTGTGCTATTGAATAACATATTTGCTAGTACACCGTTCCAACCGCCAAATATGATACAACTAACATTAGAAACATGATTGTGTTTTTGTAATGTTTCAACTAACCATTCTTTGGATTTCAATTGGCCGCCCCAAAAACTTTCAAGTGTACGGTCACGGTCTTCGCTATTCCGAATTGCATCCATCCAAAATTTAACGTCTTCCAATTCAACCTTCATGTAGCACCTTTGGTATTTTGCTGTCTGCACTGCTTACACAAGAGCTAGTAATACATTTAGATGGTGCTTTAAACAGCGTAAAACCGTCTGTAAGCGTGCCTAAAGGCTCATCCGCACAACTATATGCTCTTTTCACTTCAACCCCCCTTATAATGCAACTTTGATACCCTGCATTACAAGTCCAATTTTTAAATTTATTGAATCCAAACGCATTCATTCTTTCTGCTTGATCCAAACCATAATCATTTCCTTTGGCATCTTCTAAATACATCTGCATGACTTGTTCGCCTTTCCAATTTTGCGGAAAGCCTGTTTGCATTTGTTCAATTTGTTGCTTAGTATAACCATCAACTATTCTAGACGCGGTAGGGTCGGACTGCGGTTTAAGAGTGACGTTAATTCCTTTGTCTGCGAATCTACTACAACGTTCATAATATTCTTCAAATTGTTCAGGAACCATAACTTGATTAATTGTAACAAATACTCCTCCTTCCATGAGCTGTATGCATCTATCCCCAAAGTCTTTTTCGTTTGCAAACTCTGCGTGATAACTTGCGGTAATACTGCGACGT